ACCCGCCGTGGACGGTGGCGATACCGTGCTGGTGTCCGCTAACCTCAAAGGCATAAAGGAACTGACCGCGGCCCCGGCTCCGGCTAAACCTGTAACCGAAAATGGAAAAGAAGAATAAAAACGACCTGGTGCGGCGCGAAGTCGTCGTAACAGAACTGCACGTACGCGAAGCCGGCGAGGGCGAAGCCGCCAGCCGTACTATCGTGGGCCGCGCGATCCTGTTTAACACGCCGTCGGCGCCCCTGTGGAGCGACGAAGACGAAGAAGCGCGGGAAATTATCGCGCCGGAAGCTATTACCAAAGAACTGCTGGACGGCTGCGACATTAAATTTACTATGTTCCACGACCGCCAGCTGATTTTGGCGCGCTCCAACAAAGGCACCGGCACCCTGTCTTACACCGTGGACAACAAGGGCGTGGCCTTTGAGTTTGAAGCCCCTAACACCGTGGACGGCGATAAGGCCCTGGAACTGGTAAAGCGTGGCGATCTGGCCGGCTGCAGCTTTGCTTTCAGTACCCACTACTGGGACGAAAGCTTTGTTAGCCGCACCGTGGAAGTGCGGGACGGCCGCGCCTACATTACCTACACGGTTAAGGCCGTTACCGGCGTCTACGATATGACGCTGGCCGCCGATCCCGCATACCCGGACACTTCCGTAGAAGCCCGCGAGTTTGCGCGCGATCTGCGCGAAGCCGCGAAGTCGGAAGCCCCGGACACCACCAAAGTAGACAAAGAAAAAGTAGAAACGCAGCTGCGCGAAATGCGCCGCGCTGCTAATACTAAGTTAAAAGTTTAACCCCTAAAACGCTTTTCAGCAATGAAAAAGAACACCGTAAACGTACGTGAACTGGTCGAGAAGTACCAGTCCAACTGCGAGCGCATCAACGCTATTGCTGACGCTTGCGAGCAGGAGCAGCGCGAACGCACCGAAGCCGAAACCAAAGAGTACGAAGCTTTGGCACGTGAAAACCAGCTGCTTTCTATGAAGCTGCAGGCCGCAACGGCAGAGCATCTGCGCGAGAACCCCAACGCCGTAGCCGACGCAGAAAAGCTGATCCGCGAGAACGTGGCAGCTGGCCGGAAGACCGAAATTACCCTTATCCGTGAGGGCGAATTTGCCGGTATGATGGTCGCCGACGCAAACAACGGCGGTATTATCCCGCTGTCCGTCCAGGACTTCATTAAGCCCCTGGTAGAGGGCTTTATCCTCAACAAAGTGGGCCTGCCTATGCCTACCGGCCTGGTGGGCGATTTTGTCTGGCCCATTTACGACCTGGCAGAAGCCAGTATCGCTGGCGAGGGCGTGGCCCTGTCCGACAGCAAAATTAACCTGTCCAAGCTGACCGCCAGCCCGGAACGTATCGGTATTGCTATCCCGGTTACCAGCCAGGCTGTAAACCAGTCCGCCGGTCTTATCGAGACCCTGGTAAAACAGGTTATGCCGCAGGCAGTCGCCCAGCTGCTTAACAAGATCGTGTTCGGCCTGGATAAGGTTACTGGCGCCACGAACCTTATCGGCCCCTTTGCCCACATTATCGCAAAGGGCGGCGCGAACCCTACCGCCGAAGACCAGCGCTACGCTGACAAGGTGGCTATCCACGAAACCCCCGCTTTTGTCGAGCTTAACGCCAAGATGAAAGCAAAGGTACTGGAAACCGGCATAGAGGGCGCCCACCTTTGCTGGGTTATGACCAAATCTATGCAGGCTATCCTTGAGGGTACCCCGATCAACGCAAACGGCATCTATGTACCTATGGTACAGGACGGCAAGCTGTGCGGTCTTCCGATCCACACCAGCAACGTTATGCGCAAGTCCGTGGTTACCTACAAAAAGGCCACGGTTAGCCAGGGTGCCACCACCTGGGCCGCCTGCGACAAGCCCGCACAGGCAAGCGGTATTCACTTCCACGTAACCTGCACCCCGAACAACGAAGCCGCCGTGCTGGGCGCGCTTACCGGTGTGGCTAACAACAACGTGGCAGAAATTACCACCGTTACCGAGTATATCGGTCTGGGCGACTGGGGATACCAGCCTATGGGTCTGTTTAACAGCCTGCGTTTCGTCGTCGATCCTTTTAGCCAGGCCCGCAAAGACGCTGTGGACTTCGTGCTGAACTGCGACTACGCCACCAAGACGCTGCGCCCCGAAGCTTTCCTGCTGGGCGAAGCTTCCGTGGCAAACGCCTAAACCGAACCTATCGACGTAGCACTAAAAGTTTTGGATTATGGCTGTAGTGAGTTTGGCCCTTTTCAAAAAGCACGTACGCGCCGACGACTTCGTGGACGACGACGAACTGATGCAGCATTACGTAGATGCTGCAGAAGCGCACGTGATCCAGGCCACTAACCGCACAGACGAAGAACTGCAAGAGCTGGGCGACGGCGACTACCCCGCCCAGCTTAAGCAGGCCGTTTTGCTGCTGGCTGGCCACTGGTATAACCAGCGCGAAAGCGTAGCCGGCGTGCAAATGCACGAAGTGCCAGACGCACTACAGGCCCTAATCAAGCCCTTTAGAAAGTTAGCGGAAGACCCTACCGAAGAAAGCACCGACTAAGCTATGCAGGCGGGACGTATGAAATACAAAGTTACGCTACTGCAGCCGCAGACTATTACTACGGCTTCGGGAAACGAGAAGACCACGTACACTGCTACGCGCACCGTGTGGGCCGAAAGGGTAAAAGCCACCGGCCACCGCAGCGAAGAAGTGGGCGAACACTTCCCGGCTTATAGCGTGGACTTCAATATACGCGACGCGCACCCTGTCGGCGAAAACTGGCGGGTGCAGCAGGTAGGCGGCGAGCTTTACACGGTAACTAACATAATCCCTAATCTGGACAGGGGCTACAAAACTTTAGTGTGTGTTCGGGTAAATGAGTAGCGGCAGGCAGGTAATATGGAAGCGCGGTACGACGACAGCAATTTGCAGCGGTTATTCGCTGAACTGGAACCAAAGCAGCGGTTAAAGGCGCTAAAAGCTGGCTTCCGCAGGGAAGCTAACCAGGTGCGCAAAACAGCAATTAACAACCTGCGCAGTAGTGGTATCCGTACAGACCGCGACCTGGAAAGCGGCGTACGTGCAGTCGTCTTTAAGCAACAGGCGGGCTTTCGTGTTACCGTCGGAACCAAAGCGGGAAAGAAGCAGTACGGTTTCCATAAGAACCGGCGCGGCGAATTAAAACCTATCCTGCTGTGGGCCGAACTGGGAACGGAAGACCGCCGCACTAAGTCTAACGGTGGAAAGCATACCAGGCAGTGGACAGGCCGTTTGCGCAGTGGCCACTACACCGGCAGAATGAAGCGTTACGGCTTTATGGCCCAGACCTTAGACCAGGTGGAAAGCACTGTTACCGAAAACCTGCATAACGAAGTTATCCAAAGCGTCGAAAACGTAGCTAAGAAGTATGGCTGTAAATAAAACGTCTCTAAGCATAGGCGCGCTGATCCGCGAAATACTGCTGGACAGCGCCGACGTAGCGGCCCGGACTAACAAGGTTTACCCGGTGGCCACTGACAAAGCCGAACTGCCGTACATATTGTACCGGCGCAGTGCTTTGGAACAGACCGCCCAGAAGACCGGACAGCCGGGCGCCGATACCGTGCAGCTGGAAGTGATCTGCTTTGCCGCAGACTACGACGACTGCCTGGAACTGGCCGAAGCCGTGCGCGGCGCCCTGGACAACAGGCGCGGTATTCAATCTAACGACGAAACCCTGGCGCTTAGCAGCTGCCAGCTGGTGGACAGCGAAGAAGCCTGGCAGGACGACGCCTACGTACAGCAGCTGATCTTTAACGTAAAAGTTTAACGAATTAACAGTATACAGCAATGGCAAAAGAAGCACGCACAGGCTACTGCAATGGTAGCGATATGCTGGTTTACGTGGGCGGCAAGGCCGTAGGCCACTGCACCAGCCACACTGCGACGTTTAACAGCGAGACCAAAGACCGCGCCGTTAAGCCGGTAGCATCTGCCGGTCTTTCTGCCGGACTGTGGAAAGGTAAGACCGTTACCGGCCTGTCCATTTCCATTTCCGCAGAGGGTCTGGTACACTACGACGAAACCGAAAGCGGCTTTAAGGAGCTGTTAGCGGCCTGGAAGACCGGCGCCCCGGTTACCGTCAAGTGTATGGAACGCGCTAACGATAACGAACCCTACCTGGAAGGCAGCTTCGTTATTACCAGCCTGGAACGTACCGACCCCGCACAGGACGACAGTACGTACAGCATACAGCTGGAAAACAACGGCGAACCCTCTACGCTGGACGAAACGGCTATTACCGAAAACGTGTAAACCCCGGTATCGGTTATGGCTAAAATCGAAATCAAGATTAACGGCGAAGCATACCCCTGTAGGCCCACTATGGGGGCTATGCTGCGCTTTAAGGAGCAGACCGGTAAGGAAATTACCGAACTGGACACCAACAGTTTTACGGACTTGTGTACGTATCTGTGGTGCTGCATTAAGTCTGCCTGCGCACGTGAACAGAAACAGTTTGACTTATCGCTGATCGAGTTTGCAGACAGCATCGACCCCGACGATATGAACGCCTGGGC